GCCTGTGAGCTTGTCCATAATTTCGGACTTAATCATTTGCTGCTTTTCAAGAGTTGGAATTCCGTTTGTCAGCGATATAAGTTTCCCAGAACTGAAATTTTGTTCAACTTGATTAACTAAATAAGTCGACACTAGGCTTTCAAGCTTAGAATAATTAATTGACGACACGAAATCGGGCGGAGAGTAGTAGTGCATTGAAGGTATGAACCTTCGAATTATATATATTTCATTATTAGCACCAGAGCCAAAGACTGGAATTCTAGTAATTTTGTCCCCTTCTTTGTGTTCGCTCCATTTAGGACAATAATAATAAGCATTTATATGCCCTTTTTCGTCACACTTTTCTGCCCTTAAAGTCTCTCTGTTAAAATGTGATACTTTAACCACCTTTTTGCCACTATATGACACTTGGATAGCAGCCTCACCGAGTAGCTTATAATCTAAACAAATGCGTTTAAGATCTTTGGCTTTAAATAGGCTTTTAAAAGCAGCAAATTCGTCTGGCCTTCTATTAGCGTCTAGAGCAGAGAACCCCTTTCCATAAATTTGACCGACTACGCCAGTTATTATGCTGTTTGTAGTCGGGGAGTTTAGATAGCAATCAATAATTTCTGTGTAAAAATCATTGTTTTCTCCATATCCGACATAATCCGAATGAGGGTCTTCATAAATCTCTGGCGTTTTATACGCTTCTAATTTTAAAACATGGAAATCGCTATTCATAAACTAGGTAATCATTAGAGGCGCTATTGTTTGTAATAAACTTGCCTGTATTTGGTGAGTAAGTGCTGGCTGGTTGATTGGTTGCAAAGATTTTATCTCTGTACAATACCGAGCTTGTCGCTGTGTTTGTTACCTCTAGTAAATAGGTTTGATCTTTATGGGTATCTAGGCCCAAATTTGCTGAGTAAGTATAATAATACTTTAAAGCAGTCAAACTTGTAACAGTTGCAGAGTGAACCTCTTTGTTTTCTTGTTCGTTTTTAATCACTACTTTAAAAATTGCAGCCCCTGTCGGTGTGTAGCTTCTAGGGATTATATTAAGTGTATTTGTTGTTTGTGTTCTGTCTAAAATGATCATTTACTCGGTTTTAAAAGTGCCTTGGCCAACGTTGTAAATCTTGTTTTCTTTTAAAGCATCAAATTGCTTTTTGTCTAATAATTCTAAAACCTTTTTTTCGCTTACATTATCAAAGTTATGACTGTGTAAAGGTTTGAATGAGTATTGTGTTTTTTTGTCTTTCATTGTGTTTGTTTTAGATGTTTTGAAGGGAGCAGCCTAAGACATACCCCCAAACAAAACACACAAAAAATTAAGAGTTTGTCCCTACTGTAATAGTCGGAGAAGCAGAACTCATTCCTGCAAATGGTGAAACCGCAGTCGCTCCATTTATAAAGTCTGGAGCTGAAGCTTCTTCACTTAAAAACTCAATTACTGAACCACTCATGTCACCTCTGGCATCACCCGAGCTGTGAGTAATTGAAGTAACGGTTACTCCATTTTCTTTACCTAACAAAAACGCACTTAAGTTTCTGTCTTGGACAACGATACTGTTGCGTCCAAAAGCCATAAGCTTTAATTCAGCAGTATCTTCTTTTGATAATTTTGGAAGTGTTACAGTCAAAACGGTACTATAAAAAGTCGTTCCTGTATCTTTTGAGGTTGTCGCTGTAGTAGTAAACGAATTACCAGCCCCATTAAGATCGTATTTAAACGCTGTAAACGTTCCAGCCATGTCTGAAATGGCGTCTGAAGCAATAGTAATCGCACCGTAAGGCGAAACCCCATTTGTGATAAAAATAGACGAAATTCCACCCTGGACATCGTTGCAATTTATCGCTCTTCCCTTTGTTACTAAACAAGCCATAAGTTGATTTTTTTAAATAGTTAGGGGAGTTGCCCCCCCTTTACTATTGATTAATATTAAGAGTATAAAACCACTTCAGAACCGAATCCAAGAGCTACAGAAGCCGAACCTCTCATAGAGATTCTAGTATTTTGACTTCCATCAATCTTGCCCATATCTATGATGTCGATATTGTTTGTTAAATCGCTGTATAAAGAAGTACCAAATAAAAGGTTTTCTTTAGTTGTTGCGATCATGTCCGTTGCCGTCATCCCAGGGCAATGAAGCACCTTGATTCCGTCAAAATAAAGCTCTTGTTGGTTTCTGTACCAAGTGTTCATTTTGTCATCAACCCCAGCAGTAACGTTTGAAGAGTTGGCTGCACCAAAGCCGCCCAATGCTCTTACATAAGCTTGATAGATTGCAGTAGGAACGTAGATGAATAAATCGTCTTTTCCGTAAATGCTCGTCGGAATATTATCCACAACGCGGCCTAATTCTGTGGTAACTGTCGAGGCGCTTACAGCCGCTTTTGCAACGTCTACTACTGTTGCGTCTGCTGCCGCGAGTACTTCCCAGCCATCAAAAGGAATGTCTCCTCCAGATGTTCCTTGCCATACAGCAGTTTCTATTCCAGCCGCTACTTTTGCGATCACATGCTCTAGCATGAACTGGCCTAAGTTTTGAGGTAATTTAGAATTGATTCCTTTCATTTGTAAAGAATCCCAAGAGGAGCGATACGAGCTTGAACAAACTTGTAGATTAACTTGAATTTCTTTAGGCTCTAGAATTACTTCTGTAGTTGTTAAAGTTCCAGTCGGTGTGAAATCACAAGTTCCTGCTTTGATTAAATTAGCGTCAGAAGCAAATTTTCTGATCACTTCTTTGTATTGAATGTTATCTCTGATGTCGATTGCTCCAGAGTCTAGAGTTTTTCCCGAAAGCAAACTTGCCTGGAGATAACCAGCGGCTGCTTTTCCAGCGAAACTTGATGTAATAGTATTAGTAGTTGCCATTTATTTTTGTTTATTGGTTGTAAATCATTTGTCTAATTCTACTGATATGAGAATTAGTGTTTTGGGTTAAAGTTGTTTTTTGCTCAGTTGCAGCCTCTGGATTGTGAGCGATAGGCTCAACAACTTCAGCAGACAATTCAACGTCAGCAATTTCTTCAGTTACTTTGTTTTTTTCTATAAGGTTTTTGATTTCTTCGATCATAAGTTTAACCTCTGAAACTTCTTCTTTAGTAGCGTAAACCACTTGAGTCGATTCGGTTTTGGATTTAACTTTAGCCTCTTCAGCTTCAGCCTCAACAACTTCTTCTTCTGCAACTTCTTCAGCAGGAGCTTCAGCTTGTTCAGCATCTTTGATCTCAGCAATCAAACCCTCTTCGACTACTGAAAGGATTTTGCCGTCTTCCAAAGTGTATTCACCGACAGGAAGTGCGATTCTCTCACCTTCTTCTCCTACGATAAAAACTTCTTTGTCAGCTACAAATTCTTCAGCTTCGATTTCCGTACCGTTATCCAACTTCATAGTTGCTAACGCTACTTTTTCTTCAGACAACTCGAGACCGAGTACGTCTTTAATTTGGTTTAAAATTTCTATTGCTTTCATTTTTTAAAATGTTATACTCTAAAAACGTTTGAGCAAAACATATTCGGTCAAAATGGAGCAACTATTTTTAGACTTTTCCTATTCCTTGGGCTGACATACTACCGTCACAGCACTTAGAATCGTAAGTTTTAGTGTCTCGGCATAAACAGCCACGCTTTCCACCCTTTGGAGACGTACGGCTTACAGTTTTCTGTTTTTTCTTGTCTCTATTCATGTGTTTCTTTTAATATTTTACTAATGGTGTCTATAAATTCTTGAGCTGAAGCTTCTTCTTTTAAAGTTTTGTCTTTGGGCCTTTGTTCTAATTTTGAGGAAAAATAAGCTTCAATAGAAAAACCTTTAACCTTTCCAGTTTTTACATAGTTATTCCAGACGTCATCTGAGTTGACTTTCATGCTGACCATCCAAGTGCCAATAGGGACATTTAAACCGTAGTGTCTCGATTTATCTTGTTCGCCTTCGACAATCCAGCTCTCAACAATTGTAAGGCCCTCTAAGGGGCTTTGATGCTCTAGTGTAGTATTTGACTGATTGCCTTTAATAAAGAACAATTCAGAGGCTTTGCGAACGGTATCTTTTGAGAAGAAAATGTAATATTCGTCTTCTTCATTTTTACGATAAATTGGTTTATTTGGAATTAAAGCTGCACCCATCAAAATGCGCTTCTCTTTGTCCTGTTCTGCAAATTTTACTTCTTGATTTTTTAAAGCTATAAAGTCTTCTTCAATGGCTGGCGATTCGACTATTGAAATTGCAGAGATTCCATTGTCTTCTTCTAAGTTATCTTCGTCTAGTATTAATTCTATTATTTTCATATTTTGGTTTTTATCCTATTGAGGCGTTTTCTATTATATTTCTGTCTAATGATTGAGCTGAAGAAACGTCGCTAGAAACAACAAAAGCTTTTACTGGTTTTTTATTGTCTCCGCTTATAGCTTCAGCAAGTTGGTTCTCTGGAGAAGAACCTATTACATTAAAGGCAGGCGGAGCAGAAGGTATTGCAGCACCACCGCCAGAAGCTCCACCTACTGGAGGGCCTATAGAGGTTATCTTTTTGACGTTTGCAAAACCTGCGGCAACTGCTGCGGCTGCTGAAATAGCACCCAAGGCAGGCCCAACTATTGGAATGCCAGCTAATGATGCATAAGCAGAAGTAGCACCCTTGTAAGTTTCAATTGTAGTCTGTGCTATAGCAGCGGCTTTTCCTGCTTTGCTTTCTTCTCCAAATAAACTCGCTAAGTCACCCATTGCATTAGAAGCCAAGTCTAGCTTGTTATCCGTTGTTAGTTCGTCAATCTTTTGCTCTTCTCCTGCATAGTGATCTCTAATTTTTTGCTTTTCAGCTTCTGTAGCATCTAGCAAATCAAGTTCAGCCAGGGCGTTATCCCTATCACGCTGCAACTTTTGTCTAGCATTTAAAATCTCAAGATCAGTAAG